TTCCCCCCCAACTCACCCACACTCCCCCCATCCGTGAAAAGCAGGTTAAGACGCGCCTGGGCGCTGGTCACATCATCGGACAGGTTGACAAGTTTCTGCACGGTTGCAATGCTTGCAATACCGGCGGCTATGCCGGAGATTTTCCCCATCAAGCCGTCAGCCTTAGAGCCTGCTTTCTGGAAATTGTCCGCCATCTTGTCCAGTTCTGCGTTGGCACCTACTAATTGGGAGCGTGCGGCAGCAAATTGGGCAGAGTTGATAGACTGCCCGGAGGCACGCTGCATTTGTTCAAACGCATCCAGTGTGGTGGTAAGTGCCCCGGAGATTTTTCTCAATACAGATGTCATGCCATCATTGAGCACCATCTGTGACCTAATTGTTGCCACTGTGTCACCTCCCTTTCAAAAGAGTTAATGCTTTTTGCCCATTTTCGCCTTGCTTTCCAGCTTTGCCTTTTCTTTTCGTTCCTTGTCGCATCGGACGGATATGGAGGCAATCACAAAAGCACGCTCTGCAACGGGCAAATTCAAAAATTTGGACGGCTCCCAGCCAAACTCCTGCAAACAGTAGTGTGCATAGTTCGCCTCCGGGTCACCGTCCTCTATCAGTTTTTTGCATCGTCAACCAGTTCATCCTCGGTCTTAAAGCCGTTGACCTGGAAAACCTCCGTCATATAGTCATCAAACTCACCGCCGATGAGCATTTTGCCAAGCAGTTCCTCCGGCTTTGCAACGCCCCAATCGTTCTGGAGTTCGGCGTTGTTAAGGTCGGGGAACACCGTGCAGCGGGCGCACACCTTAGCCTGGAAAGCATAGGTGTCAAGCTGCTGTGTGTACTGGTTTTTCTTGCCGGGGATAGGCACCTGCTTGATGCAGGCGGCACGGATGCGTGCATATTCGTCTGCGGAAATGCAGCAGATTTCCCAAGCCATCGGCTTGCCGTCCTCTCCCTTGAAACGGGGAGAGGCGGCATAGAAATGGTTAGTGATAGGTGCTACATTGGAGCGCATAAAAGCGGATAAAGTTTTACTCATGGGTGTATTTCCTCCTTTTTGTCAGTCCTTACATATAGGACGGGTTGGTGTACTTTTCCGGGCGGGTAAAGCCGTCACAGTAGCCCTCAATGGACTGCTCAACAAAATCACCCTCCGCATTGAACATGGAAAGCATCACATCACCGTCCAGCACGCAGTTGTTGTAAATCTTGGAGCTCCTGCCAACGGATGTGGCGGGGGCCTCGTTGGAGGTCTGAATATCAAAAGTTGGCATCACGCCGGTCTTGATAAACTCCTCCACCACCTGGTCAAAGATTTCCGTGCACTTGTAGACGGTCATGGAAAACGCAAGGGCAACGGTCTGGGCCTTGTGCCCAACCACGGGACTGCCCAGCTTGTAGACCTCTTTGGTGTTGATGGATGCCTTGCCCTCAAACTCCTTTGCCATCAGCATGGAGTAGCGGGTGCCGTTCAGTGTCACAAAGCACTCAGCAAAGTTGGCGCTGACAGCATCCTGTGTGTTCATCGTGTTATTGAGCATGTGTCAATCCCTCCTTACTGAATAATCACGCTCATATAGAGCTGGCTCATAGCGTTGACAATGTTGAGGCCGTTGATGGTGCAGAGCACCGCCTTTTTCTTGTCACCCTGTTCACAGGTCACGCTGTCTGTGTCAAAGTTCTCAATGGCGCGGATTTTCTCAAGCTCCTGAATGAGCTTGACAATATCGCCCCAAAGGGATGCGCGCCCAGAGGCATCGTTGGGAACGGTGCCCACATAACGGGTATTGAACAGCACCGCCACATCATTGGCAATCTGGTCACACACCCGGATAGTCTGGTTGCTCTGGAACACCTCGCCCTTGGTGTCGGTGAGGGTGAGCAGCGTGTTGATGTCCTCAAGCACACGGACAGCACCGTTGACATTGTGGAGCATAAACTTGCCCGCCTTGATAGCCTGCTCAAGTTCCGCCTGCGTGTATTCGGTGTCAATGATGAGCTCACCGTCATACTTGTAGTTGGTGAGGGACTTGTTGACTGCAACGCCTGCGTGTGCGCCGGTTGCCCAATACACAAGGGCGTTTTCGTCCACGCCGGAAATGGTGGCGTGGCTTGCGGTGTTCCACACACCAATCACGCCCTCATAGTCAACGGTGGACGGCTGCCATGCAATAAGCTGGAATTTTGCACCAACCTCATCACGGACACGCTCCGTATAGGCTGCATAGAGTTTGACCGTTGTGGCATCAGAGGCAGGGCAGCAGAGGGCATTGAAAGAATACGCCTCAATCTTGTCCAAAAACGCCTGGTGATGGTCACCTGTGATGCTGGTGATGTCGGTGCCGCCAGTGAGTGCCACGCCTGCGGTGGTGCTGAGCTGTGCGGAGTTCTTGAACACCACATAATCATTGGCGGCAAGGTCCTTTGCATCGGCAACCGTCTGGGTTTCAATGCAGGTGCCGTCAAGATAGGTGCTGACATCCCACAAGTCCCCATTGTCCACATTCGCCGCAATTTTGATTGTGATGTCATTGCCGCGCACGCCGGGATATTTCGCCTCCGCAAAAGTATTGGTTGCCTTGTTTGCGCCGGAGCCTAAACGGTAGCAATATACCGTGGTGGCGTGCAGGAAAATCTCACGGAGTGCCAACATCTTGGGATGGTCATACGCATAGCCAAAAATAGCCTTGCTGTTTTTCTGAAATTCTCCGGAGGTCACAGCAAAAACCTCATTTTCGGGTCCCCAACTCAGCTTAAAGGGGGCCGCCGCATATCCTCTGTCGGAAAGCGTTGCGGATGCCTTTGCCACGCTGGAGAAAATAACATAAGTACCGGGCAAAACCTTGTTCTGGGTCAGCCAGGTGCCTCCTCCAAGAGCCATATTATCTCACCTTGCCTTTCTTATAGTCTGCAATCAGCTTGTCCACCTGTTCCAAGGTGTAGGTTTCGCCGTCATTCAGCAAGGCGCTGATTAAATCCTTACTGTTGGCGTATTTCTGGGAGCGTGAAAGCTGCTCTTTGGAATAAGCAGCACCCACGGCTCCGGTATTGGTCTTTGCCATAGGCTTTATCCCTCCTGTTCAATTTTCAGAGTGTCCATAGCCTCCTGCACCTGCGGAATGTAAACGCAGTGAGCATACTCCACAAGAACATGCAGCACATTGTCCTGCATCTGCCACTTGAGGCTTGAGGCGTGGATGATGTCACCCTCCGGGGTTGTGATGCTGTCCAAAACACCCATAAGCCGGTGCGCCACATCGTAGCACTCCGCAGCACATGGGCGTGCTTTCGGGTAATAGAGGACATCCAGAGAGGGTGTCCTGCGGTAGCGGTGCCCCACCTCTTTGGTGTGGTCGGCTCCCGGCATGACAACATTGAAATCCCCGGTGCTCAAGCCCTGCCTTACATCTCCGCCGTGCACTTTGCACTTTGGAAATGCGGCGTGCAGGGCAAGCGTTACGCCGTCATAAATGCTGTTGAAATTGATGTTAGACATTGAACACCTCCCGCAATAGTTCTGTCAGCCGTTTCTCAAGCACCTTTGGAGCAACCTTTTCCAGTTCATGCTCCGACAGGGTGAGAAAATATTGCCCAGACACCCAACCTTTTCCGCTGGGTGTGCGGTGTCCAAACTCCACATAACTGGCATATTCCACGGGGTTGATAACCTCAATGTAGTAGTTGTTGCCCTGTTTGAACACCGGCAGGCTTTGTGCATAGGCTTTGACATCCGCCTTGCCGCCCTTTGTTGCCTCGGCTTGGCTCTTGGCTGTCCAGCCACGGCGGAGTGTGCCGCCCTTTTTGCCGGTAGATTTTGGATATTGTCCAACCGGGGTGGCGGGGATGACCAGGGAAAGCAGGCGTGCCGCCAGTTCTTTTGAGGCATCCCTGCAAAACTTCTGCATGTCCATTGACTGGAGCCGGTCAATATTCTCTTTCAGCTTGAGTAGCTGCTTGTAGTCGCAGTTGCCCCAATTCATCACGCCCACCCCCTAAACAGTTCAAGGGGGATTTCTTGATGGGTGGAGTAGACCGCAGGGGTGCCGCTCCGTTCATAGTCACGGGTGACACCGTTCTGCGTGACCGTGACCTTGGACCCCTCTGGGATGTCCACGGAGGGGTCAATGTAAAGGGTCACGGACTGTGCAACCGCAGCAGCCTCCTCAGAGGGCTGTGTGCTCTTTACGGTGGTGTGAGATATGCGGCAGGGGGCATCTGATACTGTCACGCTTTCAGTTGGCTCCGTGCGGCCATTAGCGGGGTTGAGTGTACCCTCCAGCACGGTGACCGTTGCCTTGCCTTTCCACATACCCTGCACAGCCTTTTTATAGGCGGCGCTTACCATCGCATCCTCCGATAAGCCGCAAGGGTGCTCTCTGCCGGGTGCATCAGCGTGGCAAGCAGGGCATCAAAGCGTGCCTCCGCAGATTGTGCGCCATCGCTTGCACCGGCAAAGGTGACAGAAATATCACCCTCTGTAATGCTTTTGGCAGGAGCCTCAAAGTCAAAGCCCTCCAAAGCACCGGCGGCTTTTTTGTTATACATAAAGTGACCAGCCACCATATCCACAAGCGTGTAAAAAAGGC